CCTAACTTCAATTCGCCAACACCCTGACGCCGCAACCGTCGCATAACACCGAGCCGCCGCATGCAAGTCCTTGATCTGCCAGCACCCGCAGCGGTTACGCACGACGCTGCGCCCGCGTTATGCGACACGCCGCCCAAGCGGCTTGAGCAGCTGATGCGCGAGGCCTGCGCTGTGCGCCACTACAGCCGCCGGACGTTCCAGGCCTACTGGCACTGGTCCAAGCGCTTCATCCTCTGGTCCGGCAAGCGGCACCCTCGCGACATGGGCCAGCTTGAGGTGTCCGAGTTCCTGACCTGGCTGGCCACCGACGGCAACGTCTCGGCCAGCACTCAGCGCCAGGCCCTGCACGGCATCCTGTTCTTGTACCAGGCCGCCCTCGGCATACAGATCGGCTGGGTCGACAACATCGTGCGCGCCAAGCAGCCCCAGCGGCTGCCCACGGTGATGTCCGTCGACGAGACCGCCGCAGTGCTGGCAGCCACCAGCGGCACGCCTGGGCTCTTCCTGCGGCTGCTGTACGGCACCGGCCTGCGGCTGATGGAAGGTCTGCGCCTGCGGGTCAAGGACATTGACATCCCGCAGCGCTTGGTGATCGTGCGCGGCGGCAAGGGCGACAAGGACCGCGTCACCGTGCTGCCCGAGCGCTTGGTCAAGCCGCTGACCGAGCTGCTCGAGCAGCGCCGGCGCTGGCACCAGATCGACATGGCCACGGGGCATGCCAGCGTGGATCTGCCACACGCGCTGGCCAAGAAGTACCCGCGCGCCGGCGCCGAGTGGCCGTGGCAGTACGTCTTTGCCACGCCCGAGTACCACGTCAACCCCGAGACCGGCGAAGAGCGCCGCCACCACCTGTTCGACTGGACCATCCAGCGCGCCATGAAGGACGCGGTGCGCGCTGCCGGCGTGACGAAGCCAGCCACCCCGCACACGCTGCGGCACTGCTTCGCCACGCACCTGCTGCAGGCCGGCACTGACATCCGCCGCATTCAGGAACTGCTCGGGCATGCAGACGTCAGCACCACGATGATCTACACCCACGTCGCGGCCATGGGCCGGACAGGCGTGCGCAGCCCATTGGACGCGCTGGCGTGACCGACGACACCCTCACCCACGCCGAGCTGGTCGAGATCACCGGCAAGACTCGCGCGCCGTCTCAGGCCGCTGCATTGGCCCGGCTGGGTGTGCCGTTTCAATTCCTCGGCCGCGCCGTGCGCGTCTCCCGCACAGTGGCCGCGGCGCACGCCCTGCTCCCGCAACGGGCACCAGTTGCGGCCGGCGTAGACTTCGGCGCCGTCAGGTAGCGCCGTGCCCAAGAAGTCGAAGCACCCGAAGCTCCGCGTCAGCGTCAAGCGCGGGCGCGCTGGCCAGGTGTGGACCAGCTACTGGTACGACATGCGCGGCACCGGCCAGCCCGACATCGCGCTGGGCACCGACCACGCGCAGGCGCTGCGCAAGTGGGCCGAGCTCTACCTCGACGCGCCGCGCATGGCCGGCACGCTTGAGGAAGCGTTCAAGGCCTGGGAGCGCGGCGCGCTGCCGGCGTACACCAACGCCGACACCCGGCGCAACTACGGCAACTGCCTGCGCGCCATGCGGCCGGTGTTCGGTCGTGCCCGGTGGGAAGAGATTACCCTGCCCATCCTCAAGCAGTACGTCGACAAGCGCTCGGCCAAGACCCGCGCGCGACACGAGATGCAGCTGCTGTCGGTCATCTGGAGCTGGGCGCGCCTGCAAGGACTTACCGACCGCCCGTGGCCGGCCGTGGGCATGCAGCGCTCCGGGTGGAAGGGCAAGGCCGGGGTGCGGCAGATCGAGGTGCAGGACGCGCCGCTGGCCGCGATCTACAAGCACGCCGACCAGTGCCTGCGCGACGCGATCGACATTGCCACCGCGACCGGGCTGCGGGTCTATGACGTCCTGGCGCTACGCCTGTCCGACGTGCGCGACGGCCGCCTGGTGGTCGACGCCGGCAAGACGGGCAAGCGCGCCGAGTTCCCACTGGCCGGCTCGGTCCTGTCGGAGATCGTCGAGCGCCGACGGGCGATGCGGGGATGCGAGCATGTCTTCCTGCTCGCCGCTGGCCGGCGTCCGGTGACCTACCGGCGCTTGTCTGACCGCTTCACTGCCGCGCGGGCGAAGGCCGCCGCCGAGTGCCCTGCCGCGGCGGATCTGTGGCTGCGTGACATGCGTAAGCGGGCGGCCCAGCAGAGCGAGTCACTGCAGGCCGCATCGACGCTGCTGCAGCATTCGTCGACCTCGACAACCAGGCAGCACTACAGGCAGGGCGAGATCATCAAGCCGCTGCGCTGAACAACCAAGGATGAAGATGGATTCCAGAACGACGATCACGACAGCGTTTCCGGCTGATGGCCACGGGTTCAAGGCCGGCGACTTCATCAGCCTCACCGTGCGAGATACGCGCTGGTGGCGCCGCGCGTTGTACTGGATGCTGCGCAGAGGACATCCGCAGCGCACGATCAAGCGGCGGGTCTCGCAGACGACAGATACGACGCTGACGCTAGACTGAAAACCGCTCCCGCATCAGGCCGCCTTCATAGGCGGCTTTTTCATGCCAACCGCATGTCGGATGCGGGAGCAATCGCCTCAGAACCCGCGCCAGTGCTCATCGGGCCGTTTGGTTAACAGCCCTCCGCGGGTTCGAATCCCGCCCCTTCCGCCAGCCAAAATCAACAACTTAGCGCGAATCGCTCCCGCAACTCCCGCAACCGCTCCCGCAAAGCGGCTGGCTCAGATGGCGAGATGCAGCGCCCGGCACACCCCATGCACCCGCGCCGCGTAGGCCTCTGCGACCGGCCGCTCGAGGTGCAGCGATCGCGCGCCGCCGGCGGCGATCACCATCCAGGCTGCGGGCTCGGCAGCTGGGAACACGCCCGGAATGCGCAGCACGCGCCCGCAGCGCAGGCAGGCTTCCACCACCGTGTCGCGGTCATCGTCTGGCGCGCCGGCAGGCTGGGCGTTCATCTGGCGTCGGGCTGGTCAACGAACGCACCGAACGCGCCGAGCAGCGCCACCAGCAGGGTGAGCCACTGCACCCAGGCCGGCGGCAACAGGCCCCAAAGCAATGTGGCCGCCTGGACCGCCGCCACCGCTGACAGCGCCCGGAACGTGTAGCGCCGGACGATCTTGCGCGGCTGCTTGACGCGGCGGATCATGCGCGCCCCTACTCGAACAGCCTGTACACCCGCAGCGCCACCGCCTCGCCGGTCCACGTGCCGGTCGGCAGCGTCACCTTCGCCTGCAGCTTCCAGTCGCCGGCCTGGTTGAAGGTGTCGGCCAGGCTGATGTAGCGCACCTTCGTGCTCTCGACCACCGTGCCGGACCAGCTCACCGTCGTGCCATCCGGCCGGCGGGCTTCGATGCTTTGCGCGGTGGCGCCGGCCAGGCTGACGCCGGTGTCGAGCTTCAGCTCGGTGCCGGTGTCGCCCACGTAGACCTTGGTCATGCTTTCACTCCAGGTAGATCGGTGACGGCAGCGCCACCACGCGCGCAGGCGGGCTGGCCAGCGCCACGCCTTGCATCACCGCGCTGGCCTCGGCCACCTGCAGCGTGAGCGGCGAAGCCGCCGCCACGGCCAAGGCGATCGGCGACAGAAGGGCGACGGTTTCCATGCTCACATCCAGATGCGTGAGTCGAGCTCGACCACCTTGGCCGCCCGGCTGTCGAAGCGCAGCACCACGCGCCGGCCGGCGCTGGCGATGGCGCCCCACGCGCCCGCCCAGCTGCTGCCCCAGCTCGAGCCCCACGCGCTCATGCCGGCCCCCAGGGGTCGCCGGCCTCGCCGGTGCCGGTGACTTCCACGCCGGCGACGTAGCGGACGTCCGCAGACACGTTGCCGGTCAGGCCGCGCACGGTGTACGCCCAGACTGCCGCCGCCAGCGCGTCGAGATCCACGCCGCCGCTGCTGGCGGTGTTCAGCTTCGCGCCCATCGTGCCGGCGGCATTGAACTCGGAAGCGGTGGCTGACCACACGGCATCCCGGATGCCCTGCGCCGTCGCGTCGCCGTAGCCCACGATGGTGGCCGAGATGTCCATCAGCGCGGTGTTGTTCGCCGTCACCGTGCCGGCGCCGGTCAGCGTGGCCACCAGGCTGGCCAGGCCGGCCGCCGTGGCGCTGACGTTGCCCGAGCCGGCCAGCGTCGCGGTCAGCGTGGCCAGGGCCTGCGTGGTGGCCGACGAGACGCCGCCGGCTCCGGTCAGCGTGGCAGCGATGGAGACGATGAGCCCGAGCAGGCCCTCGGACACGCCGCCGGAGCCCGTCAGGGTCGCGTCGATGTTGCGCGCCGTCTGCGCCGGGCCCGCCACGCCACCGCTGCCGATGACCGTGTTCCGCGCCGACAACCCGCCGGCCACGCGCGGCAGCACCCAGGCCACCGGCGCCCGCACGCCATCGGGCACCGACGCCCGCGCGTCGTAGTGCAGCATGGCGTTGAAGTACGCCGGCTCGTTCAGCACGTTGTCCAGCTGCGCCGACCGAAACGCGCCGTCGACGTTGGTCGCCCCCTGGACCCCGCCGAGGTGCGTTTGCAGGTAGCCGTTGAACAACAGCGGCATGTCAGCCGCCCCAGCCGTAGTCGAAGGCACTGAAGAACGTGGCACCCGCCGTCGTGGCGCCGGTGGCAAAGAGCAGCCACTGCAGGTTGACGCCGTTGCGCAGGCGCGGGTAGCTGGGCAGCGTGCCGCCGAAGCTGAACGGCACGTACAGGCCGGTCGCGGGGATCGGGATCGGCGTAGCGAGCTGCCGGCACAGCAGGATGACCACCGAGCCGGAGGCGTGCGCCGTGCCGCCCCAGGTCAGCGATTCAATGTCACGCACGCCGGTGTCGTTGCCCTGCAGCGGCAGGAAGGGCCCGTACTTGTTGGCCGCGTTGCCGCTGTTCAGGATGATGCCGTTGGTGGCCGAGGCGGTCGAGACGCAGCCGGCCGTCGTCACGCGGCCCGTCGTGCCGCCCGGGTTGGTGTAGGTGATCTGCATGGTCGGCGCGTTGGCGCCCATCGCCGCGAACGAGGCCACGCACAGGCGCAGGCCCTCGCCGTTGGGGTAGCGCGAAGCGCCGTCCAGGGGCGTCATGGTGACCGTCTTGGCGCCGGTGGTGCTGACGTTCGTCGTGGTCAGCTTGACGTAGCCCACCATGTCGATCGGCATGGCAAACCAAGGCGCGCCCGCGGCGGCCACGCAGCCGGCGCCGGCCGTCATCAGGTGCTTGGTGGCCGGCAGCGTCTGGTCGGGGATCGAGATCGCGCCCTCGCTCCATGTGTGATCGGTCGGCACGAAGGTGGCCTCGGCGCCGCCGAACGTGGCCGCCGGCGGCGTGCCGGCGCTGTTCACCATGTGCTGCCAGTGCCCAGCCAGGCCGGCCGCCACCGTCGTCTTCTGATAGAAGCCGCTGTCCGCCTTTCCGTTGTTGGTGATCTGGTTGATCAGATCGTCGATCGAGGTCCAGCCCATCATTCGCTCCAGTAGGTTTCGAGGGTGCCGACCAGAACGGACGACGCCAGTGTTCCTGCATTGCCGAGCCCGACCACGCCCAGCACGGCGCCGCTCTTGACCTCCGGCGGGCGGTCGTGGTGGATCAGGCTCTCGAACTGCGACGCCGCGCCGACGCTCAGGTCCGTGTTGCGCCGGCACTCCTGCGTGCTGTAGAAGCTGTAGAGGTCGCGCACGATCACCAGCGCCATCAGCCCGCCGCCGGCCGCGGTGAACGTCACCGACTCGATCGAGCGCGCCAGCGTGTCGCCGGCCTGCAGGTTGACGAACTGCTGCGAACCGGCGACCGTCGCATTGGTGCTGCTGACCAGAATGCCGCCGCCGGCCACCACCTTGGTGAAGGTGTTCTGGCTGATCCGGCCCGGCACGCCGTCCTGGTTGGTGTAGTTCACGGTGAACTGGCCGACCGTGGAGCTGGCCGACTGCGCCACGCACATGATCTGCCCGCCGGCCGCGTAGCGCGGCACGGTCACGGTGTTGTCCATCACCTGCTCTTCGCCGACCGCGTCGGTGTCGATGAACGGGTAGTACAGCAGGTAGTCGCAGAGCGCCAGGCGCTGGTTCTGGTTCGTCGTGTTGGTGTTGGACGAGGCCGCCGACATCACGGTCAGGCTCTTCATCCACTGCGACTTGCCGACGTTGGGCAGCAGCAGGCCGCGGATGCCTTCGACCTCGGCGGCCACCAGCGGCGCGCTGGCGTAGAAGTTCGCCGGGGGGTTGCCGGCGAAGTAGGTGTAGTCGATGAAGTCGTTGGCCACCGTCGCCGCGCTGGCCACCTGCTTGCGGAAGGTGGTGACGTGGCTGCGCCCCGCGTCTTGCGCGGTCGCCCACTCGGCCACGTTGCGGAAGCCGTTCATGTCAGCCGGCCGCAGCCCCGCCCTTGCCGGTGAGCGTGGCGCTCAGATTGACCGTCCGGTGAGCCGGGTCAGCAGGCACCGCAGGGCCCACTCCCACCGCTTCACCCGGGGCAGGCTGTTGAGCGTGCCGTCCCCCGTCAGGATCGACTTCCTCGGGGCGTTGATCCCCGCCGTGCTGTGGCTGCATGTTCGTGTGACCTCTCCGTCTTTGCTGACCTTGACCTTCGCCCCGCACTCGGCGCACGAGTACAGGTACGGGAACCGCGGGAACAGCATCAGGTCTCGGTGATGACCAGGCCGCCGGCCAGGAACTGCGGCGTGATTGAGGCCGCCGCGCCGATGGTGATGGGCGAGTTGAGCGGGCCGTAGTGCCACACCGGCGTGGCGCCTGTCAGCGTGGTGCCGGTGCTCACGGAGTTGAGCGTGCCGCCGGTGGCGCCGGACTGCGGGAACTGCAGCAGCGCAGCGTTGCTGGTGGAGCCGCCACTGCCTGCTGTCCAGCCGGCGCCGCGCGCCACGTTCTGGCGCGCGTAGTTTGTATAGGCCGACTCGTTCTCGGCCTGGCTGTTGGCGCTGGCCGTCAGCGCGGCAGCATGCAGCGCCACGACGACGTTCGTCAGCGGCGCCGATGCGGCGTTGTCGGCCACGTTGGGCCACGCCACGGCGCGGTACAGCAGGTTCACGAATCGGTTGCAGGCGTCGGTACTCTTGGGCATGGTGTCACTCCTTGTTGATGGCCGGCGCGCGGCTCGTGGCGCGGGCGTTGTCGATGAGATGCATGTCGTGTCCTTTCACTTCCCGAGAAGGTCGGCCAGCTTGGCCACGATCAGCCCGGCCGCGCCGAGGCACAGCCCGATGACCCAGGTGCGCAGCTCGATCAGCGGGCCGATCTGCTTTTCCAGCGTGGGCACGCGCTCGTCGAGCTTTGCCTTGACCAGCGGGTCGACTTGCTTCTCCAGCGTCTGGATGCGCTGCTCATGCGCGGCAACCGTGGCGCGGTATGCGTCTTGCGCCTGGTGCTGGTGCTCCACCCTGATGGTGAACTTGACCATGTCGGCCATGGCCGTGTTGAGCTTGTCGACGCCGCTGACGACGCTGTCGACCTTGTTGTTGACCGCAGACACGTCACCCTTGATCGCGCCGACGTCCTTGACCAGCCCATCGATGCGCTGCGACTCGGCGCTGGTCATCTTGGCCAGGGCCTGGCCCTGCTGGTCAAGCTGGCTCACGGCGCGCTCGGCGTCGAAGTGCGTGGCGTGGTGGAAGCCGGTCATGCTCGTCAGCTCGCGCTCATGCGCTGCAGCGCGAAGTTGATCGCGAAAGGCCCACCGATCGCCACGGTGCCGGCGATCGCGCCGGTGTTGACGGCTGTCGTCTTGCCGTTGATCGCCTCGACCGCAGACTGCACCGCCGCAGCAATGACGTTCAGCGCCGCCAGCGTGGCCTGCGTCGCCGGCGTGATGTCGTTGCCAGCCGGGTCCGTGATGATGTTGCGCGGGTGCAGTACCCCCGCGATGTCCTTCGCGGCGATGCTGATGTCGGCATCGTCGCGGTCTTTGGTGCGGATGTTGTCGGCCATATCAGTTAAGCGACAGCGCCAGTTAGCAATGCAAAGTTCATCTGCACCGCTTCAGACAATGAGCCGCCGGTGATGTTTGTGACCCTGATCTCGGCGCCGCTACCGCCCAGATTGATGCCGTGGTCAACCCTGTAAGTGCCGCCAAACCCACCAGCCAGACTGATGACCATGATGTCGTTGGGTCCGATGGTGGTGTTGATCATCGAAAACGTCACCGAAGCGCCGCCAGCCAAAGCCGCGTTGTGCATGGTTATCCTGCCGACCCTTTTGTTGAAGGAAACGCTGGACGACTTGCTGCCGGTTTGCGTTACCGATATGCCTGCGCCAGTGCCGTATCCAAGACCACCTGCGCCGATAATCGCCAGCGAGCCATCCGAGCCAATCAACTGAAAAGCGTTGCGGATTGGCGTTGCAGGATGCACCGCCCACGCGCTGATCGTTCCCGAGCCAGCCGCCTGCACGACTTCTACCGTCATGGTCGAGCCGCTGAAGCCGCTGATGGCGCCGACCATGTAGTTGACTGCCGGCGCAACCACGCTGGCAATCTGCACCCATTGGCCGACGGCAAACGACTTGCCAGCCTGGTCGAGCACGAAGATTCTGGTGCCGGTGCCGATGGTGTTGCTGCTCGAGCTGGTTGCCGACGTTCCCGGCGCGTTCAGCGCGTTCTGGCTGAGCGGCACGATCAGGTTGCCGATGGCCACCAGCTGACCCAGCGCCGGCACAAAGCGAGTGCGATGCCCGCCGTTTGCCAAACCGGTGCTGACGTTGCTGTCGTCGCTGACCGTCGAGCCGTCGCCGCCAATGGCGACCGGAAACGTGACTGAAGCCATTACAGGGACTCCTTGATTTCGAAGACGCCGCTGGTGCGGTCGATGTTGCGGGCCTGCAGCGCGGCCAGGCGGCGCATCCGGCCGAGGAACGCTCCGGTGAGGACGGATCTGTCGTCTTCGGAGTCGGGCACCACCAGCACCTCGCCGGTGACGCCGGCCACGCGCTGCACGTCCAGGGCGAACAGCTTCCCCTCGTAGTCGCTCATGCCCGCCAGGGTGAAGCGCAGCACGCGGAAGCTGGGCCGCTCGTCGAAGTACTCGGCGCCGCTGAGGCTTGTGTCGATGACGCTCGGGTCCTCGAAGCCCAGCTCGGCGCCGTACTCGTAGTTCACGGTCGGCCGCCAGGCCTGGCCGAGGAACACCCTGCCAATCTGCACGTAGTTCGCGGCGTTCGTGGTGTCGTCGATCTCCACCCGCCAGTAGCGCAGGTACTGCTCGGCCGGCAGCACGTGGATGAACGGGCTGCGGTAGCTGTTGCGGAACTCGGCCGTGAGCGAGCCGATCCAGAACTCGTCCATTTCCCAGGCCTGCAGCTCGATCGGCACGATGCCCGGCGCCCAGGCGTCGAGCCAGCCGCTGTCGTACGTGGGCGTAGCCCAGCTGTCGGCGGTGTGGCCCATCACCCGGATGCGGCCCACGGCGCTGATGTTGTGCCCTGCCAAGGCAAGCACGCCGACGCTGCGGCCTTGCGTCAGGTCGGCAACGAAGAGCGTGGAGCCGGTGCTGTCGTTGACGCTGCGAGCCACCCGCTGGATCTGGCGGTTCTTCAGGTTGTTCAGCGGCAGCGTGGCTTGCCACGTGCCACCGCTGAGCGTGGCGTCGTCGATGCGGTTGCGCCAGGCGAGCAGGATGTTGGCCATGCGTTCAGCCCCAGAGCGTGAGGTTGTAGGTGCCGGTGCGGTACTCGGCCTGCACGGCAACGATCAGGAAGGGCTTGCCGGCCGTCATCGCGTAGCGCGGCAGCTCGAGCTCCACCACCGCGCCGGGCACCAGCAGCGCGCCGAAAGCGGCGTCAACCCGCACGCGCACCTGCAGCATGTCGCGGCGCACCTTGTACAGAGCCAGCAGCCGGTCGCGTTCGGTCGCGGCATTGGCGGCCGTGTTGATCACCGTGGTGAAGGTCAGCGCGGGGCTCGTGGGGTACACGGTCAGCACCGCGGCGTCGCTGGCCACCGTCTTGCGGTAGTCCTTGGCCAGGAAGCTGGTGCGGTCTGCCGCCACGGCCGCGGCCAGGTCGACCTGCACCGCCCAGAGCGGCTGGTACTTCACCGTCACCTGGTACGACGGGATGCCGATGCCCGGGTCCTGGCTTACCACGCGCTCGACGCTCAGCACCTCCAGCTCGGTGAGCGTGCCGACGCCGGCGCCGGCCGGCGCGGTCACCTGCTTGATGCGCCACAGGCCGGCCACGTCGGGCCCGTACCAGGCGCCCACGCTGGCGGCCAGCATGTCGAGCACCTCGATCGCGCTGGTGTCGCTGCCGGGCCCCACGTACACGCCCAGCGCGTAGTTGGCCGCCGTGTCGAGCGCGGTGATGTCTGCCGCGCTGATGCTGCCGGCCGACACGCCGGCCTTCTGCAGCACCTGGCTCCACAGCTGGCCGGCCGTGCGGTTGGCCACGGCCGCGCCCTGCGAGGCGTCTGCCGTGAGCGTGCCGGTCGGCTGCGAGCCCAGGCGGATGAAGCAGCCCGCGGCGCTGTTCCACACGCGGTACTGGCCCGCAGCGGGCGCGGTGGTCTCCATGTCCACCTGGCTGGCGTAGGCGGCGCCGGCGGTCAGAGGCACGCCGCGGTCGTACACGCCGTCGACGCTCTGCAGCGCGCTGCCGTCGTGCAGCTGGTAGATCCGGCGCGTGGTGTTGACGCACGGCGGCTGGATGTTGAAGACCCGCCCGTAGATCAGCGGCTTGGGCTCGCCCTGGATGTCGCCGGGCACGCCGTCCAGGCCGGCCGGCAGCGCGTTGGTGCCGCCGTAGCGGTTGCCCTGCAGCGGCTTGGCGATGTCCTGCTGCCGGTCGCGCAGGCGCAGGGTGACGCGGGTCCAGGAGAAGACCGCCTGCTCCATCACGCCGGTGAACACCGTCGACCAGCTCGGCACGGTGCCGTCGGCGGCCAGCTCGCCCACCCGCAGCGTGACGGCGCGGCCGGCGAAGCCGTAGCCGATGATGGCATCGAGCCCGCCGTCGTTGTTGGCCAGCACCAGGTCGCCGTAGCTGACCTGCGTGCGCCCGAAGGTGCGCGCAGCACCCGCGAACAGGCTGCGGGTGACGCTCGGGCGCTGCGTGATGCGGCCGTCGTAGAACGTGTGCGCCGGGGTGTCCGCCGGCCCGGTGGCATAGCCCTGCGTCGCGAAGCGCAGCGTGACGACGCCCGGCAAAGCGGGGTCGTACGCGTCGACGTCGGCGATGAGGATCTGCACGCCCATGCTCAGCTGCCCGGGTTCAGCTGACCGCCGATGTCGCCGTAGTACTGCGGGCCCATGTTGTTCGGGTTGCCGCCGGTGACGATGGCCGTGGTCACCTTGTTGACGGCCGCCACAGTGGCCGCGCTGCCGGTGTTGAGCGCTGCGGTCACGTTGGCCTGCACCGCGGCCAGCGAGTCGATGACCTGCTGCAGGAGCGCGTTGGACTGCCCTACCTGGCTGCTCACGCTCAGCTCGGCCGGCCCGGCGTTGGCGCTGTCGGTCAGCAGGTTGCCCAGGGCGTTGCTTCCACCCGGCGCCGCGGCGGCCAGCGCGTTGAGGCCCTTGCCCTGCTCGGACATGATGTCGGTGAGGCCGGCGAAGGCATCGCCGATGGTCAGCAGCGCGGCCAGCTGCTCACGGCCGGCGGCGGTGTTGACGTTGCGGCTTTCCACCAGGGCGCGGAACTCGGCGCGGGTGTCGAGCCCGGCGATGGTGCTGTCGCTGAAGCCGGCAGCCTTGAGCGACGCGATCACGTCGCGCGCCTGGATGCCGGCCTGCTCGTCCTTGCTGTAGTAGTTGCTGACGAAGCTGGCAGTCTTCTGGGCGAAGGCGTCGATGCCGCCGGCGAACTCGGTGAGCTGGAAGAGCGCGTCGCTGCTCAGGCCGGCCACGCGGCTGAACACGCCGCCCAGCGGCTGCAGGTTGTCCTGCAGGCCGAGCAGCGCCACGTTGGTCTGCGCCACGGCCTGGGCGACCTGGTTGAAGTTGTCGATGGTGGCGCCGCTGCCCAGGTCTTCGAACTGCTTCTGCGCCCACTTCGGCAGGCCGATCTCGTCGAGCGCGCCCAGGGTCGCCTGCAGCACGCCGGCCGAGTAGGCCTTGAACGCCTCTTCGCCGTTGGCGCTGTACTTGGCGTAGTCGGTGCCGTTGCCGACGTAGCCCACCCGCGCGCTGCCGCGGTTCAGGATGTACTGGCCGATGCTCGGGTCGTTGCCGTCGCTGGCGAAGCGGCTGTCGGCGCTGAAGTTGGCAGCGCCGCCGAAGGCCGCCGCCAGGGTGTTGAGGCCGCCGACGCTGCCGGCCGACAGCGCGCGCATGGCGGCGTCGGTCTCGGCGCTGTAGTTGTTGAGGATCTGCGAGCCGTCGATGCCCCACATGGTGGCCTGGCCGCTGGCGTTGGAGCGCACCGCGCTGCCCATGTGCGGCGTGGCCTTGTGCTTGAACGCCTGGTACAGCGCGTAGGCCGCCAGCGCGTACGGCGCGATCGCGCCGGCGCCCATCGCCAGGCCGGACATGGTGGCGCCGCCGCTCATCATGGCGCCAGCGCTGCCCAGCGCTCCGATGGTGCCCGAGATGCCGGTGCCGATGGTCATGCCAGCACCGGTGCCGAAGATCGTGCCCAGGCTGCCGAGCCCGCCGATCATGCTGCCCAGCGAGCCGAGGTTTCCGAGCATGCCGCCGGCACCGCCGCCGGTGGAGGCGCTGGCGCCGCCGCTGAAGATCGATCCCAGCGCGCCGCTGATCGGCGCCATGATGGCTTTGATCGTGGGCTGCAGGATCATCGTCTTGAAGGCGTTGATCAGCGTGCTCTTGAAGGCGTCTGCAAAGCCCTTGCCGCTTTCGAAGGCGCGGAAGAGCGCGTCGCTCAGGCTGGCGTTGATGGCGTCGACGCTCTTCTGCCACTCGTCGGAGATCGCGCGCGTCTGGTCGATGCTGGCCTTGACGGCGTTGCGGTCGACGATCGCGGCGCGGATCTCTTCGGCGTACACCTGGTAGGCGTAGGTGCCCTCGACGATGCCGGCCTCCTCGAGCTTGAGCAGCGCGACGCTGATCTCGCGCTCTTCGTTGCTCATGCCGAGCTGCTCGGTCTCCAGGCGGATGGCCTGCACCATCTTCGCGGCGCTGGCCACGCGGGCGTCTTCGGCCTGCTGGGCGGCTTCGAACTGGGCGATGCGCTGCAGGTCGCGCTTGGCCTCTTCGTCGAACCACTCCTTGCGCCACCGTTCTTGCTCGGCCTGGGCCTTGAGCACGGCCTCGGTGTTGCGCTGGGCCGCGTCGGCAGCGCGCTTGGCTTCGGCAGCGGCAGCCTTGATGGCGGCCTCCTGCTCCCGCGTGCTGACCACCATGCGGTCGCTGGCCTGACCCATCTGCACGGCGGCCTGGACGCCCTCGCCGCCGGTGTCGTCCCAGGCCTTCACGATCTCGGCAGCGGTGGCCTTGATGGTGTCGCCGGCGTCGGTGTAGGTCGACCGCATGGTGGCCGCCGCCTGCGCGAACTCGCCGCGCGCCAGCATCACCGTGGCCGCTGCCAGCCCGCCCAGGCTCTGGCCGAGCGCGGTGATGTAGCCGACCACGCCGACGGCCACGCTGTACAGGCTCTTGAGCACGGTGCTGAGCACCGCCGCCACGTTGGCCAGCCGGTTGCCTGAGGTCATGCTGGTCAGGAACGCGCCGGCCAGGTTGGTCAGCGTGGGCAGCAGCTGCGCCGCGACCTGCATCGCCACGCCCTGGGTGCCCTTGCCCAGCAGGTCGATGGTGTCGTTGAACTCGTCGGCGGCCTTCGCGGTCTTGTCGTCAATGACCAGGCCCAGCTTCTCGGCCATGTCAGCCATGGCCTCGAGGCCCTCGCTGCCGCCGTTCAGCATCGGGATCAGGTCGGCGCCGGCCTTGCCGAAGACCTCGGTGGCCAGCGCGGTCTTGCGGATGCCGTCGGGCATGCCTTCGAAGACGTCGGCCACGTCGTACAGCACCTGCTTGCTGCTCTTCAGCGAACCGTCGGCACCGCGCACGCTGACACCCATCCGGGCAAAGGCCTCGTTGCCTTCGGTCACGCCCTTCGACAGCCTGACCAGCGCCGTCTGCATGGCGGCCGAGCCGACGCCCGCCTGGCCGAAGGCGAGCTGCAGCCCGGCCAGGTCTTGCGCGGCGATGCCGACTTTCTGGCTGAGGTTGAAAGTCTCGTCGGCGGCGTTGATCGCGCTCTTGATCCAGTTGCCGAACGCGGCCACGCTGAGGCCCAGGCCGATGGCGCCGAAGGCCGCCTTCACCGTGTTGGCCATGCTCTGCAGCGAGGTGGCCGCTCCGCCCACCATGGTCTTGGCGTCGGCCATGTCCCGGCGCAGGCGCGCCAGGTCGGCCGCCATCTGGATCTCGATGCCACCGATTACGCTGCTCACTGCGGTGCCCTCTTCGCGTTGCTGGCCATGACGCCGATGGCGGCGCGGTCCATGGCGGTGAGGGTCTCGACCTCCCAGGGGCTCAGGCGCACGCCGTTCAGGCGCTGCCAGGCCTCGAGCTCGCTCAGCGGGATGGCGCCGACGGCACCCATGCCCAGCGGGCGCGAGCCGTTCAGTTCAGCGAAGGCGCCCCAGAGCGCACCGCAGCCGGCCGGCACCGTGCGCAGCAGGCGCGGGTCGGTGTCGCCGGTGGCCTTGGCCGCCGCCTGCAGGTGCTCTCGCAGCGTGGCGCCGTCGGGCTCGCGGTGCGCCAGGTGCATTTCCAGCTCCACCAGCGCGATCAGGTCGCCGCGGAGCTGCGCGTAAAAAGCTCGCGCTCGTCGAGCGCGGCCTGCACCTGGTCGCGCAGCCAGGTGCGGCGCTTGTCGCTGTACAGGGCGCGCGCGGCGGCCGGCGTGTAGGCCACGGCAGCGCCCGACCAGCCGAGCGTGCAGGCCACCAGCATGTCGAGCTGGTCGGCGGCGTCGTCTTCCGGGTCGCCCACCTGCAGCTTGCCGGTCTTCGCCAGCGCGGCGCGCAGGCGGCGCTGGCGGGCGAAGGTGAGGCGCTTGCGGTCCGGGTGCTCCGGGCCGGCCAGCGTGATGACCATGGCGGTGGGCGCGCCGGTGGTCGGGTCCTTGATGCGGACGTCTGCACGGTCGACGTCCTCGAAGGCGCTGAAGTCGAAGGGCGCCGCGTCGGGCGGCACGGGGGTCTTGTCGGTCATGGGTTCTCGCAGTTGAAGTTGTGCCCTTGCCCGACCGAGCCGTCCAACTGCGAGGAAGGACGAACCCGGCCGGGTAGGTGCGGGGTTGCCGCCGTCAGGCAGCGGAATCCTGGACGCTGATCGTCGTCAGCTCGTTGGCAATGCCGGCGCCGCCCGTGATGGGCAGCAGCGCGGTGAAGGGGATCGTCTGCACGATGCCGCCTTCGCCGTCGCTCTTGCTCGAGCCGCCCAGCTTGCAGCGGGGCAGCACGAAGCTGATGAACTGGCTGGCCGCGGAGTTGTCGCTGGTGAGCACGACGATGATCTCGACCTCGGTCTCGTTCAGAAACGCGTCGCGGAAGGTGGCGTCGTCGAAGTAGGCCGTCGCCTGGCCGCTGACGAGGATGCGGCCCGGGAAGCGCGTGGGGATCACGTTACTGCCGACCACCGGGTCGCCCGAGCGGTTGCTCTGGATGTTCAGCGTGAGGCCGGTGAGCACCGCCACGGCGACGCCGCCGACCAGCACCACGCCGTTGACGGCAGCCGTCAGCCCGGTGGTGGTGGCGGCCAGCGGCGAGGTGAAGTACTGCGAACCCGCAGCCACCACGTTCTGGCCCATGACGCCGATGCTGATGGTGCTCAGGCCCGTGGGCGGCAGCTGCAGGTCGATCTGCGTGGGCTGGCAGCCGGTGAAGACCTCGCTGGCCGGCACGTCGCTGAACCAGTGCTCGACGCTGAAGCTGCGGTTGGTGTGGCCGTTGGCCGGCGCGAAGGTCTTGCGGCCCACAACGCTGACGGTGCAGCCGGCGATCGGGCCTTCTGCCGTCAGCGTCGAGCCGTTGACCACCCGCACAGTGGCGATCGTCGCGGTGAGCGTGACGATCAACAGGTTCTTGGCCAGGTTGTTGGCGTTTAAGCCGCCGACGCTGAGGCGGATGACGTCGCCGCGCTTGAAGCCGTCGGTGAGGTAGGAGCCGGCCGCCCGCGTGACGGTGTAGGTGGGGCCGGTGCCGGCGATGGTGAGGCCCACCGACGCGGCGCTGACGCCGATGGTGCGGTCCCGGCGCAGTGCGGCGTCGATCCAGTCGGCATAGGTGCCGGGGCTCAGCTCGCCGGCCAGCGTGCCTTCGACGCTGCGCACGCCGTGCCGCATGTCCTGCATCTGCTGGTCGGTGCGGATCTCGTTGCTCTGGTACGTCTGCTTGCGCAGATCCAGGTCGGACGTGACGCGGCGCAGGCTCTGCGCGCTGGCGGCCGCGGGGACCACGCCATAGGTGGCTTCGACCTTGTACGTGAGCTGCTTGAAAACGCCGGATGCTTGGGGCATGGTGGCCTCCTACTGGTTCAATACATGGATGCAGGGTCGGCCTGCGTGGTGATGTAGAGCACGTCGAAACGCTGGCGGCCGACGAAGATGGGGCGCTCACCTGAGCCATTGCGGTCAGGCGCAAAGCTGGTGGGCACGATGGACTTGACGCCCGCGATCGACAGCCCGCCGATCACTCGCTCGACGTCGGCGAGCAGCTGGTCGCGCGCGCGGGCCGGCGCTGTGTTCTGCTGGATCTCGGCCGTGACCTCGATCAGCAGCGTGCGCTCTATCAGCCTGGAGCCGCCACCCGGCAGCGTGTTGGCTTCCTGCTGCTCGGCGAGGTCTTCGACCACCAGCGACGGGAACACGGTGCGCACGTCGGTCGGGCAGTCGTACACGCGCGAAGCAGCGGACGTGCCTGCGGCGGCCAGCGCAGCGACGATGGCCTCGCGGATGATGTGCCGCTGGTGGTTCACGGCTGCAGCTCCAGGGCCAGCTCGGTCATGCCGGTGCCGTCGGGCTGCACGGCGGTGACGCGGTAGGTGGCCACGCCGATGACGAGCGTGGCGCCCTGCGCGGCAGAACCGGCCTGCGCCGTGCTCAGCGCAAACCGGGGCTGGCGTGTTGCCAGGCCGAAGCTGTCGACGTACGCGTTGTCGAAGATGCCTCGCACCGGCGACCCGTTCAGCGTTGCATCAACGCCGAAGTCGCCGAAGAACGCGAAGTAGTCTTCGACCAGCGCCATGGCCTCAGCCCTTGGCAGCCTTCTCTGCGGCCTTGAGCGCGTCGACCAGCGCCTTGACGCGGGTCTCCGGCGCGGTCCACTGCTTGTGGCGCGTGGGGTCGTCCTTGGGGTCGATGTACAGCGCCTTGCCGGCCTGCACGACAGCACCGGCGGTGTCCTTGTCGACGTCGGCGAAGCTGTTCGCGGGCAGGAACTGCGGGCCGTCCATGCTGGGCGCGAAGGTGTCGAGGGTGATCAGAATCTTCATTGCGGTCTCGGGTTGGGTTGCGAGGCCGCCGCCGGCTTGCACCAGCGGCGGCTAAGGCGTCAGCCGATCAGGTGCGTAGCGCGTCCAGCATCGCGGAGAAGCTGCCGGCGCGGCGGACGGCGGTGTCGCAGTCCTGCAGCGCCACGATGCGGCGGCCGCCGGCGGTGGCCAGCGCGTACGGGTCCAGGATCAGGTCGAGCCCGCTCCAGAAGCCGATCAGCAGGTCGTTCCAGTTGCCGAAGGCGATGGCCGAGCACACGCCGCTCGAGGTGCCCTTCGTCAGCGTGTTGGGCACGGCGTTGGTGGCCGCGGCGCGGTAGCCGTTGACCTCCTGGCCTTGCCACACAGGCACGCCGTTGGTGCCGCTGAAGACCTGGGTCAGCTTGAGCTGCGCGCGCATGCGGGCGTTGGTCAGGTAGGCGAGCGCGCCCATGTCGGCGTTGGCGATGCCGACGGCCTCTTCCAGCGCGACCATGTTGGCGTAAGTGGGCGCCGCACCGTTGGTGCCGCCGGCGACCGCACCGATGCCGGCCGTGTTGATCACGCCCCGCGGCTCGGCGCCGGAGCCGGAGCCGGCAATGCCGACGCGGTCGATCTCGTTGGCGATGCCGTTGGCCAGGTCGGCGCGCACCAGCATCTCGATGGCCGGCGTGGCCTGCAGCAGCGTCTTGCGGGTGTAGTCGGTGAACATGCCGACAGTCTTGGGCGTCATCGTGACCTGGCCGAACACGGCCTGGCTTTCGGTGACGGCCGTGGCCTCAGCCACCCAGTAGGTGGCGGCGCCGGCGGTCTGCGACGGGATGGCGACGTTGCCGGTGAGGCCGTCGAGCACCGTGGCGCCCAGGCCGGCCAGCACGATGCGGGCGCGCAGCAGGTCGATGAAGTTGGCGGCCAGCAGGTCGGTGGCGACGAGGTTGCCGCCCTGGTTGGCGGTGCCGACGGTCAGGTCACGCTGCATGAGGCGCTGGATCAGCGCCCGGGCCTGCATCATGTCGTGGCTGACCGGGCCCTGGAGCACGTCCACCGGCACGGTGTAGCCGGCGGCGCGGTGGCTGTGGTACACGCCCTGCTCGTCCAGCGGGCGCAGCTTGCGCGCAGCGACGGAGGCTTCGATCTCCAGGCCGGCACGCTTCTGCGCCTCCTTGTCGTTCGGCTCGAGCAGCGCGAACATCAGGTTGGCGATGCTGTACTTCCGCTTTTCGCCTTCGCTCAGGCCGATCACCGGGCTGACGGCCGGGGTGATCTTGCCAGCGGCTTCCAGCTTCTCGAGCACGGTGGCGCGGAACTGGTCGACCGTCTTGCCGGCGGCAATTGCGGCGTCGGCTTCGGCCACCAGGCCGTGGGCGTGGCCCATGGCGCGAATGGCGGACGTGCGCTCGCGCTCGGCCGTGATGGCCTCGCTGGCGATGACGCGAATGTCCGGCTGCTGGGTGGCGGCCGGGGCGGCGGTGGTGGGATCGCTCATGGAAGGCTCCTTGGGTTGAGCGTTGGCAGCCCCGGCTGGGGCAAGGGAACGGCCGACACCCACGGAGGCGTCGGCAGGGACGGAAACGATCGAGATCTCGTGCGGCGTCCAGCGGGTGACGCGGTAGGTGGCTTCGTCGCCGTTGCGGCTTTCGAGCACCATGTCGTCGATGGAGTAGCCCACCGACACCAGCTCGCGGATGCCGTCCTGCACGTCCTGGAAGACCTCCTGCCCGAGCGCGCTGCGGCTGAACCGCACCACGGCGCGGGCCTTGCGGTCCGCATCGAGCCAGGCGCGTTCGATCACGCCGATCTGCTGGGCGGGGTCATGGTTCAGCAGCAGCGGGTGCGCGCCATTCAGGCGGCTGAGATCCACGCTGCCGGGCGACATGTCGAGGATCTCGTTGCCCCACCAGCGCTGGTAGGGCACCTCGCTGGCGAAGGCGAGCTCGACGGTGCGGGCCTCGACGTCGATGGTGTCGCGCTGGTAGCGCATGCCGCGCTGCTGGCGCGTGGCGGCGGCCTGGCGCACGTCGGCGGGGATGGTCTCGCGGGTGGCGGTGGTCATGGTGCGTGGGTCCTCAGTCGAGCGACCGGCTGGCGATGAGCTGCAGCCGGCGGGCGGCGGGGTCGGCGGGCTCGCCAGCCGGCGCGGGCTTGGCGCTGGGCATGGGCGGCAGGCCGGTGGTCTTGGCCTCCCACTCCTTCAGCTCGGCGATCACCTCGTCGGGGTCGTCGCCCATCTCGGCGATGACGCGTTGCGGACTCGTGAGCCGGGCCTCGATGCGCGAGCGCTGGGCCTCGATGGTCTTCAGCGGGTCGATGGGCTGCCAGCGGTGCGCCTGCCAGCGGGCGCCGGCGGCGTAGGTGTCGAGCCGGTCGAAGCTCAGGCTGGCCAGCTCGGGCGCGGCCACCAGCGCGTAGCTGAGCCAGCGGCGGTGCACCACGGCGCACAGGTGTTCGATGAACCAGCCCTGCAGCGCCAGCCACATGGTGCGCTCGCCCTCCAGGCCGAGTTGCCCGCTGCTGTAGTTGACGGCCTCGAGGTCGTTGCCCAGCGTGATGTAGGCGACGTCGAGCGCGCTGCTGATCTGGCGCGTGCAGTCCTTGATGAACTGGCCGTACTCGATGTTCGGGTAGTCGCTTTCGAACGGCATCGCCTCCATGCCGGCCGGCAGCTGCTCCCATGTGCCGTCGTGCAGGCTCTGGTAGGGCGTGCCGGCGGCGTCCGTCCCATCGGCCAACGCCTCGGGCTTCGGGGGCTCGGCGTCCAGGCTGGGCTTGAGCCAGCCGCCACGCTTGGCGCTCTCGCGCGCCTTGTTCAGGCCGGCGCTGGCGAAGTCGTTGGCCTGGTGCATGGGCTTGAGCGCCGCGGCCATCCACGGGATGCCGCGCAGCTGGCCCACCTGCTCGGGCAGCATCAGGTGCAGGATCTCGGACGCCGGCACGCGCTTGAGGCCGCGCACGCCGCCGATGGCCTCGGACATGCCCAGGGTGCTGGTGGCCGGGTCGTCGCTGCGCATGTAGTACGCGAGCACGCGGCCGTTGGCGTCAACCTCGATGCCCTGGCGCACTTTCACGCCGCCGGCCATGTCCATGCGGGCGGTGACGGGCACCATCTCGGCCGACAGCAGCTGCACCTGAAAGCGGTGCGGGCCGCGGCCGGGCAGCATGCGCAGGAAGCACTCTCCGTCGACAGCCACATGGCGCAGCGCCAGGCGCTGCAGGTCGCGCCAGGTGTAGCGCTCGGTGATCTCGCAGGCGCCGACGGCGCACCAGGCGGCCCACGCGGCTTCCAGCGAGTCGTTGAGGCCAGCCTTCAGCGTGCCGCTGCCGGCGCGCACGCGGCTCTGGTAGCGCACGCCGTGCGGGCCCAGCACGTTGCTGGAGACCATGCCCAGGAAGCGCCGGGCGAAGGAGTTGTTGAGCGAGGCGTCGCGACTGCGGGCCCGCACCACGGCCAGGCCGGTCTCGGTGCTGGCGTTGACGTGCAGGCCGTCTGCCTGCCAGCTGGCGACGTCGTTGGTGGTCAGCGCGGCCAGCAGGTTGCGCTGGTGCACCGCGGCCTGGTGCAGGGTGCGAGCGGTGGCGCGCTCGTCGGCCTCGGCCGCTGCTGCGATGACCTGCGCCGCCGGCGCGTAGCCCAGGCGGGTGGCAATGCGATGCAGCAGGGAGGGCATGCTCGGATGATTCCAAGCGCAGCGAAACTCAGGGGGGCGTGTTGTTTCGCCCGAAGGCGCCTTCAGCGAGCCGGCGCGGGCACGGTGACGCGCTTGTACTGGTCACGCGACAGACCCCGATCGTCCTTGTAGACCTCGGTCATCTCGGCGTGCTTGTGGCCGAGCAGGGTCTGCACGTCGATGCCTTGCGCGTGGTACAGCCGAGCCGAGAGCGAGCGCACCTCGTGCAGGCTGGGCCATTCGTACTGACGATGTGCCCCGTCACCCAGCACCGCGACGACATGCTCGAAACCGTGCCGACAGCGAAGACTCTTCGATTGCACCGCCGCCCGCCTTGCGCAGCAGCGTTGCACCGGGCTTGGCGGTGCTGCGGCAGTGCTCGATGACTTCGCCGACGGTCATGCCGATAACGTCCAGGCGCAAGGCCAGCGGGATCTCGACGCGGGCGCCGTAGCCTTTGCCGGCCTGCTTCTGCTGCTCGACGCGCAGGTGGCCGTCGACGACGTCTTCGAAGCGCATGCGCGCCAGGTCGGCGCGGCGCTGGCCAGTGACCAGGGCCAGCAGCAGCATCGATTCCACCCAGCGCTGTGGCCCGGCGTGCGCGAGGGTGCGCATCGCCTGCCACGTCTCCAGCTTCAGCCTGGCGCGCAGCACGCGGTGCTTCGGTGCCTTGATGTGCGCCGCCGGGTTGTTGTCGGCCCAGCCGTTGGCGATCGCCTCGGTGTAGGCGTCGCGCAGCTCGGCGAGCACACGGCCGGCAGTCGACGTGCGATCAGGCCCGAACGTCTTGAGCTGAGTCGCCACCTCGTGCGGCTTGATGCTGGCCACCGGCCGCTGGCCCCAGAGGCGCCGGACGTGCGCGAGGTTGGCCGTCCGGTTTTTCAGCGTCTGCGCCTTGTAGCCGCGGTCTCGGAGCAGCCGCTCGTGCACGTCGAGCCACTCGGCCAGCGTCCGGTGCAGTTCGGCCGGCGCCGGCTGCGGCTGAGGTTGAGGCGCGGCCGCAGCGGCGGCGGGCAGGTGGCGCAGCGCTTGAGCCATCAGCTCGAGGGCGGCGGCAAGGTCAGCAGGATTCATGGACACCGGCAGGGGATGGAATCAAACGATGTAGTTCTGGCCGTTGATGACGCAGGCTAGATGCCCGCGCGGGCCGATCCTGTTGATTACGCTGATCGTGCTGCCGTTGATGATCGAGCACCAGCGATTCCACTCGGGCACGCCCGCTTCGCCTGCCGGCCAGTTCATGCCCGTGCGCGCGTAGGCGTACAGCACGCACCGTTGCATGCCGGCGGCGACGTGCTGCAGGGCATAGCGCACCTGCGCCTTGATCTGCCCTTCAGTCGGCCCACGGTAGAGCCCAAACTCTGGGGTGACGTAACCGTATTCGGTACACCACACCGGCTTGCCCAAGATGCCGTTGGACGTGCGGATCACGTCGAGGTGCGTCTTGGAGTCGGGCACATAGCGCAGGTTGTTGGTGCCGTCGTTCGCGTAGGTGTGAACGCTAAGAATGTCAATCCAGTCTTTGCCGAAGCCGCCCGCGCCGTCGCTCGCCGCCAGGAATGAATTGGTGTGCGTGATGCCGGCGTCTGCAAGGCCGTCAAACGTGAACAAACCCGTGCAGCCGACGCCGAGTATCTGGATACTCGGCTTGACCGCTTTGGCCGCCTGGTTGATGGTCTTGGCGATTTCTGCCAGCTTGCTGGCTGTGCCACTGAAGAAGCTGTTTCCGGTGTTGGTGTATTTCGGCTCGTTCCACACTTCGAGGTAGTCGATCTGGCTGCCGTAGGTCGTCATCAGCCATGTCACGAACGCGCCCAACTTCGCCATGTTGGCCGGCTCTGCAATCGCGCCCAAGTTTCCGTAGGGGTCGCCTGTTTCGCTCGGCCGAGCGCTGGCCCATGCGGGCGTGCCCAGCACTGTGTAAATCACATCAGCGCCTGCGCTTTTCATTCGCGTCAGCCACGCGCCAAGGCCGGCATCGACAAACACCCCATCGGACGGGTTCATGTCGCGCCACTTCTTCGACGCTTCTGCGCCGCTGCCCGCCACCATGTCATGCGACCGAGCGGTGTTGATCGCAATACCTGCCGGTGTGTATGTCGGGCAGTGCAGGCCCATGAACTTGGCGTGCACGCCGGTCGGCGTGTTCAGCAGGTTCGTGCCGAGAGCGGCCGGCAAGCTCGGAGAGAAAAGGTCGCTCTCTTCGTAGCAGACCCAATCGGCCCCTGACGCCTCTGCGTAAATGAACGGCGGCCACTGCGATGACCGCGTGTTGATCGGCGTTGTAATCGGGCGAGTGAAGCTCATCTCAGCCGACCCATTGAGCCCAGAAGCTGCGTAGGAGGAAAGAGTTAGCGCCGCCCGTAGAGCCGGCCGTGAAGTAGACGTAAATGTTCCAGTCCATCTCAGTGTCAATCCCGAGCGTGACGATGGAGCCAGCGTTGGTTGACGCCCAGTTGATCGGGCCGCTTGGCGATGCGCGCTGATTGCCTAGTGTGCCGTTGCCCCAAATGATGGCTTTGGAGCCGACATACTGCGCGGTCAGTCCGCCCGTTCCACCGAACAGCGTTGCCGTGGCAAGACTGCCGCCTACCGGGCCGGCCTTGAATCCCACCGACTTGGTGGCCGATGCGCCTGAGCACTGCCCGGTAGCGTTGACCTCCAGCCTGGAGCGCGGGCCGAACAGACCGCCTTGGATGGTTGCCACGGCCATCTGCTGCTCCGTTGCGATGGTGTCCGTCAGCGAGTTGTTCGGCAATTGGTCAATGACCAGCGAGCCGTAGGCGTATTTCCCATTCCCTGACACCAAGGCGATCTGCGCGATCCCCTCGGCTGGCGTGGGCTCGTCGCGCTGGGTGCTGTTGGCCACGGCGCGGCTGTTGCCCACATCGACAGCTACCCCAGCGCCGATGAACTGCAGCGCGAGGTCATCCGGGATGTCGTACTGCGTGCCCGCGACGTACGACAGCGCACCGTTGGCCGCAAAGCGGCTTGACAGCATCCTGACTTGCATGACTCTGATCCTTCGCGGTCACATCCGCGTGACGTACCGCACGCGCGGCGAGAGCCCGGCGGCAACGCGCGCGGCAGCGTTCTCTGCCTCCACGTCGCGCCGGGCGGCATTGATGGCGGCCAGCAGCTCGGCGATGCTGCGGAACTTCATGGTCCGGCCGTTGATCGTGTACTCGGCCACATGCACCTGGCCGCCAGAGAGGTGCGCCCGATAGGCCACCATGAGGTCGTCGAGCACGCGCTGCGCCGGGCTCTTGAGCGCCTGCGCGTCCGTGGTTCCGGCTGCCGGGTCAGGCAGCACGCGCAGGCTCGAGCTCGCGCCGGTGGCGCGCTGGGCGCCGTTGGTGTAGATCAGCCTGCAGGTGTAGTCGCCAGGCGCCCAGGCGGCCGTCTGGGCGGCCGTGGCTGCTGCGGCGAAGTCGCTGCCGCTGGTGGTGGCGTTGATGGTGTACCGCGCGATGCCGATCAGCACCAACTGCGCCGACCAGCCGGCAGCCGGCGGGTAGTCGGTGCCGCTGATGGTGGCGGCAAAGGTGTCGCCAGCAGTGTGCTGGGTGGGGATGGCGGTGCTCACGCGGGGAGCATGCCAAGCGGAGCGAAACTCCGGGGGCCGCGTTGTTTCGCCGCGCTCAGCTATCGCCCCGGAGCTGTCGGTACACCCGGCGCACCCACTGAGGCGAGACGCCCAGCCTCTCGCTGACCTCGCTCGTGCTGAGCCCCTGCGCCGCCAGGTCGATGATCCTGGCCTTGGCCGCCACGTTCGGCGCGCGGCTGATGTGGTGCATGGCGCCGCCCAGGCTGCTGCGCGACAGGCGCTCGGCTTCGCTCAGCGCGTCCTGCAGCTGGTCCGGCGGCACGCCGGTGGCTTCGATCTGCTGGCGCACGGTGCGCAGGATGAGGGTGAGCACGTCCATCAGCGGCGTCCAAGGCGTAGGCGGTTGATCTGTTGCATGTAGGT